ATTTGTTCTACAAAGCCTTTCCATTCATCATCACGTTGTGCATAAACACCATCAAAGACTTCGTTGATAATCGGTTCGACTACCGCACGAAAGTCGGTACTTCTCATTGGGGTTGCCATTTAAGAGTTTCCTTTCGTTACGTTACACTGACACTGAAGCGGCAGCGAACTGGTTATTAGAAATTTGAACTTGAACGATTGTGTAAGCATCACCCCAAGCATTTGTGTTACCTGCTGGGTATGCTACTTCACGTCCTAATCCAACTACGCGAACTTGACCTTGATTACCTGAACCTACTGCTGTAGCGAGTAAAGCAGTTTTCGAGAAGCCTGCACCACCTACACCGATAGCTGTACCATCAGTTACGAGTGAGCCTGCTGTTGTATCAAAGTTATACTCTGTACCAATAGCTGCTGATGTTGCTGAGCCATTCACTTGAATTTCATAAACAAGAGCTGGGTCTGCGAAGATCCAGAATACGATGTTTGTTGAAGCATCGAGTGTTGCTTTTGTAGCGTACTTAGCTACAGAACGTCTACCGTCTGAGTTTGTGTACTCTACGCCGTCGAACACGCCGTATACCTTACCGCTTGCTGCAGTTTGGTTTGCTACTGTTAATTGACCTGATGTTGTGATCGCTACTGGTTGGTATTGATAGAATGCTACTTGAGCACCACTCAATGAGTAGGGAGCTGTGTATGTAGTACCAGCGACATAGGTGTTAGTACCAACGAATGGTACTGCACGATCTAAGCCACTTGGATGATACACTGGCTTCAGGCCAAAGGGTTGAAATGTTGCTGACATATTGTCTTTTTCCTTTGTGATTGAAGATTGTTATTGAAATCTAATATTTTTATTATTAGCTTTTGCGGTTTCTTTTTCCATATCCAATAAGCCGCCTTCAAGAACTGAGCGTCCGCCTTTTCTTTCATCCGCACTACTACGAACTTGCGCTGTAATATTGCGTTGATGTTCAAGAGGATCTTCTAAGTGAAGCATTCTCATAACTTCTTGATACACGTCTTCTGGTAATTTAAAAAGTACCATTTCATTACAACTAATACAGCCTTCAAACTTGCCTGAGCTCATTTTGCCTAGTCCTTCAAAGCCTTTACCTAATTCACCGGCTTTAACTGGCTCATAACCCAACGCCATACGTTTGTCGATACTGTCATATGTATTGGTTGTTGATAACCAACACAAGTGAAATCCCGGGACAACGTCCTTAGGGAGATCAGGCAATGCACTGTTTGCCCATTTGTCTCTGAACGCTTCAAGGCGTTCTCTGTGTGCGATATCATCTGGATTAGCTACTGAAGCTCTATCCATAACTTCTTGTGCTCGATCCGCCATGCGGTCGTCTAAATCTCTTTTTATTCTAGTATTTGCCATGGTAATTATCCTTTATTAGTTTTATCGTATGAAGCATACGCTTTGATCATTTTATTTCGTCTTACTGGGTCATCCCATGCACCAGCATCTTTAATTGCCTGAACACGTTCACGACTTAACGTAATTGTGTTTGGCTTTGCTGTTGCAGTGTTAGATACTCTTGCGGATGCTGTTGGTCCAGCAGTTCGTCTTTGAGTATTTCCACCTTTCGCTGTATAGCGATGTGGTAGACGCGCAGATAATCGATTGTCTAACTCATCCCAATATTCAGGATCGGCTGGATCCCATCCATCGGCAACGAGTTCTTGATCTACTACCTTGGCAATTCTACTATCTGTATCTCTAGCTTCTGGGTCAAACCAAGCATTCTTTTTAAGCCAGTGTGTGGCGTTTTGTTGTACTTCTGTCGTCATGGACGTCGGTACATTTTGTCTTGGTGACTTCGCTGCTTCGAGTTGTTGCTTTTTATAATGCTGCAATTGAGCTAATCGTTGCTTTGATTCAGTCAAATGCTCTAAAAATTCCACTTGAGCTGCTGCATCATTTGTTTGAGCCGCTTGCAACATTTTCATTTTTGCATATTCGACTCTTGTTGCCTCATCTTCGATAGATTTATCGAGTTGGACAAACTTAAATGACTCTGCACTACTCTCTAATGATGCTAAACGTCGAGCTAACTCTTCGTTTCGTCTCTCAAGTGCACTAATCTTGTGTTTTGCAGTAGCTTCACGTTGTTTTGAGAGCTCTTTTTTAAGTCTTCGCTCTTCACGACGTGCTTCGCGGATTTTTTCACGCTCATCATCGTCTTCTACATCGTCAGCTGCGTCTGATTGATCACTTTCATGGTCATCATCGGCTTCTTCTGTGGGAGCATCAGTAGATTCTTCTACTTCTCCACCCTCTTTTTTGCCTTCTTCAGGAAAATCGTCTGATTCCTCGACAAGATTGGTCACAACGGTGCCATCTTCTCTTTCTTTGACCTTAATTTCCTTTTCGTTTTCGTTCTCTGCCATATTTTTCTCCAAAATATTAATAATTAATCAACAAACGCTTTCATCTTCTGAGCAAATTCAAATGATTTGATCTTAGAGATGATTTCTCGAGCCTGTAAGGTGATAAACACCACTGGAGCTCCATCATCACCTGAGTCAACTACGAAGCGATCACCACCATATTTGATAGTTCTCACTAAGTCGCCTTCTTTACACCATGGACCCTCAGGCCATGATTCAAGTGTGAATGGATCTTTGTATGCTAAAGGGCCAACTTGCACCACTTTTGCTACAGTCTCATTAAACTTAATCGTTTGTCTCGTTTCGTCTACCAAGATAATGCCACCCTTGCTTGTTACTTTTTCTCGTCTTAACTGGACAAGTACTCGGTCACCTGCAACTTCGATGCCTGGGTCTATCGTTGGAAAACATTCCTGCTCAGAGCGTAAGTCCGGCTCTGCATTCCTTGCAATATCTATTGCCATTCGGCAACCTCCCTTAAACCTTACGGTTTTGTTATTGTTGGTCTTCGTCGTCTTCGGACATGATGCCATTGAGAATATTCAATGAAGCTTGTAAACCTTGATAATTACCTACTAAACGTTGGTATGACTCAATGTTTACTGCATGTCCAGCGGTTAACGACTCCGCTATCTTTTCTTGTTCCGCTTGAACGCGGCTAATTAATTCTGAGATGATATCTTTCATACCGATACTAATGCATCAATATGAAAGAATCCGCCCTAAATTAATAGAAATTACCGCCTTCGAGTTCGTTGAGGTTTTTACCTGGTCCGATTGGTTTAGCGTTCTTTACTTTAGCTTGACTTGCACCGATTTTCCAGTTGTCATTTCTGTGTGAGCCTGATACGCCTTTGTCTACTGGAGTATCTGGACCACCAGCATAACCTGGAGTGCCTGTCATTTTATAAGCTTTACGAAAGCCTAATTCTTTTTCTGCCATGATGGTTCCTTATGATTGTGGTTGTTGTGGTGCTTGGGGTTGAGCAGCTAATTGTTGAGCTTGTTGGTCAGCCTGCGCTTGATGGTCTAAGTGCTGCTGTACAAAGTCAAACTGATGTTGCCTGCTTTGTTGGTCCGCTAATGCGGCTTGTTCGGCAGCCTGTTGCGCTATTTCAGCTTGGTGCGCAAATACTTGCTGTTCGACTTCTAAGCCATGTTGACGGATATCACTGTTAGCTTCTTGTGATGCTTCTAAAGCTGTTAATTCTTGTTCATGTTGCATTTTCATTTGATCCATAGTCATCTGAGCATGAGCGCCAATAGTAGCCACTCTTTCTCTTGATGAGTTATTAATGTCTGCCAATGCAATTTGTGTTGCATTATGCTGAGCATCGATCTTAGTTTGTGTTTGATACTTAGCTTGTAACTCTGCCATTTGTTGTTGGAGCTTAGCCACTTGCAATTGATAATTCTGTTTATCTTGACCCATTTCAAGTTGCATCTTAGCTTGAGCTTCTTGAGCTTTACGTTGAGTCTCAGCCATTTGAGTTTTGAGAATAACTTGAGCTGTTGGATCAGCACCTGCAGCAGCTTGTTGTTGTGCTTCTTGCATTTGTTGTACTTTTTGAGCCAACGCATTAATTTGTTGTACGTAGTTTTGCATTTGTTGTGAATCTTGGTTAACCAAGTCAGCAGCAACTGCAAGTGCTTGTTGACCTTCAATATCCAATGGTTTCTCTTCGTGCAAGTTAAATACGTCTTTACCGCCTGCAGCTTGCGCTACATACGCACGCATTGATTGTAGGTAGTGTAATGTTAAGTGTTGCTTAATATGGTCTAGTGCTAGTTTTGAATACACTGGGCCAATCACTGGGCTGCCACCGTATGCAGGATTGTTTGCATAGTCTAAGTGGATCTTAATGTGTGATATATGATCTTGATCTGGATACGCTGCAGCAGGACGACCCATAGTCATAGAAACGTTTTCTAATGCAGGATTAGCTTCCGCAGCACCTTGTGGGTTTGGTAAGATTTCATCTGGTGATGCGATCTTTAATTGTTTAATGATTCTATCATACACAGCATGGAGGTTAAACATTCCAGGAGGTGCTGATGTAGCCATTTGTAATAGTGCTTGGTTCTGTGCTAACCTTTGAGTTTCAGAAAATATATTAGGGTCAGATACAGGACGAACATCATTATTATAAGCAAAGTCTCGAACTTCAATTTCTTCTCCTGATTGGTTATCCATTTCAGACAAGAACCAATGGTTGATACGTGAGACAATAGCTAATGACTTAGCTTGTGATCTATGTAATCTCGCATGGATGCTTGAGAATACTTTAGCACCTTGTTCAATAAGTGCTTGTGTTGTTCCAACTGGTGTGTTTGAATTTACATCGCCAATTTTCTCTTCGGCTGTTGTAACTACACCTTTAGCTGCGTCTGTTAACCATCCAAGTAAATTGAATAGCGTTGGTGACGGCGGATTGAATGGCATAGGCATTGCAATCTTACGAACATCATCAACACCTGGCGCACCTTCGATTTCTACAACTTGAGTAGGCTCAATGCGATCCGATTGGCCACCGATACGGCCACCTTTGAGCTTGAGCATTGTTTGACTGTTATTAATGTGAGCAGCATCCAGTAACGCGCGTAACGCACCGGTAAGAGCAGCAGATAAACCACCAATAAGATGGGGCAAGCCAATAGCATAAGCACCACGCCAAGGAATAAACTTAAACTCGACGTACCAGTCCAACTTCTCAAGTTTTTCATCGTCAGCTTCCCAATTACGATAAAGTGAAAGTACTTTGCTTGATGTTTCATCTATAGTTAAGATGTACGGAGCACGTCTACCTTCTGTTAATGGATCATCCTTTAATCTGATAAAGCATGTTATTTCATATATTCTACGTAAGCCATCAATATTCTTAGAAGGTAAATCTTTACCTTCAATCTTATTGTTAGCTTGTTCTGATCTTGTTTGATCATCTAATGGAGCATTAGATGTGTATGATGCGTTGTCTACATCACGATAAATACCTTGCTCTATTCTTTGTAAATAAGTATCTTCTGTAATGTCTTGAACTTCTGTTACACGAGGTGATGTGTAGAAGTTAGTTGATGCGTATGGTAATAGGATGTTGTCAATAGGTATCCATTCGCATGTTGGTCGTTTTTGTTCTGTATCAAAACGCCATTTTAGAAATTGAGATCCGCCTAATGGAAGTTGTGTGAGAAGTTGTTCCATCTCATCACGGTACTCTTGTACTTGTTCTGTAAGCTGCCAGTTTAAGAAATTAACTTTACGGTCAGCTGTCTTTTCTTTTTCTTTGTCTACATCACCACGGATGTTTGATTTTACAATACCATCGGATGGAATAAGTTCTCTAGCAGATGAAGCAGCGAAGTCAACACATGACTCTGCCATAACAGGGTGGACGACTTTAGACGCGCCGTCAAATGTGGCCCCGCCAGGCGCGTCCTTGCCTAAGCCGGTTCTACGTAAACCTTCTTCGTACTGTTTGTCTCTTTGTTTTCTTGATTCTTGATCTACGTCAATGTAGTCTAAGTATTCAAATGATAAAGCTTCTAGTGTGCCTTCATCAAACTGTTCTGCTAAGTTAGCATAAAATTCTGGGTCTTCTTGTGGACCTTTTTTAGCTTCGAAGTTAATAACAACTGAACCATCGTCCAGTTCAATCACTTCTTGTTCGGCGTCTGTATCCTCTAATCCAAGTTCTTCAGCCAATGCTTCTGTTTCGTGTTCTTGAACTTGTGCATCCTGAATGTCAGTATTACGATCATCTAAAGATGCTAGTGTGCCGCCTTGCTGAATTGGAATTTGTGGATTTGCCATAAATTTATCTTTTAATTAATTTATAATAATGTGGGGCGGTTATTAATCGCCAAGATACCTAAGCTTACTAATGCAAAGAATTTTACCTATCCGCCCTATTGAGCGTACGGATTTACAAACTTCTTATTATAGTCATCGTCAGAGTAAGAGTAATCTCTTGGTGGTAACGGGTCAAGCTGAATCCAACCTGAGTCACGAAGTACTCTAAGCGCCTGCGATAGTGAATCAACATAGTCATCATGTCCTCCTGCTTCTGGGAATGAGCAGACCTGTCTTAAAAATCTTTTTGACCAATCTGCAAACTCATTGGGCTTTTCTGGATCTTCTGGGATATAAACGCGTCCCTTAGCAACCAGTGGTGCTACAATGTTTAATCTTTGAACCTTGTCAGCGCGTCCGGGGTTGTATCCTCTGACATCTACTCCGGATCCCTGTAGTTCTTGTATAAGAGAAATTCCAGCAGACTTATCTTCCATGAGTATAAGATCGGCTTTTCTACCCTTACCAAAATCGTTATCTGCTCCATACACGACCTCCTTATAGTCGTCAATTACTTTACGTCTTAGTTCTGGGTATGCTAAATGTGCGTCCCATGCATCAAGTAAGATAACTGATGTCGCACCGTCTTCTTGTTCAAAGACACCCCATATTGTACAAGCGGTGGGGTCGTTCATTGTCTTCTCAGATGTTGCTGGGTCGTATGATGCTATCACGTATTCCAAGTTAGGTGTTGGTTTACTTGCTGGCCACATGCGGAATTGTTTACGCTTAATAATACCTGCTTGCTCAGGATCTAAGATCTCACCATAAATTTCTTGGCGACCGATGTCTGTGCCATCGTATGTTTCTAACTGCTTGAAGAACGTTTGTGATAGATTTGATTTG